TGGAATTGTTTAGTGATAATGAGAGTATAGTTTCTCAATTCAAAGAACGTTTAAATAAACTTAAGTTTATTTACACTTTAGATAATGGAGGATTTAGAAAAACTTATAGAGTACAGAAAGATAGAGCATATTACATGCTCGGTGACGCTTACCATGCTAATCTATCGGGAAAAAATTTGATGTTATTCAAGAATGAGAGAAGAACATTTGAATCATTAGGGTTCAGAGAATCAGGCAAAGATGTGACCCAAACTAAGACAGGATTATTACGTAATTATGAAATTAATTTCAAAAACATTGTCGGCGTTGAACCAAATGGATTGTCTAGGATAGCAACTGCTAATAGGACTTTCAACCTTTATGATACTTACGTGTATGATAACACTCGGCATGTGTTTGATGATTTCAGTAGACATTGCTCGAAAAGATGGAACATGATAATTCCAGCTGATATCACTGATCTTATTAAGTACGAGATTAGAAAGATCGAAGTTGAAGGATTGAAAAGAGAGACGTCCATTTATAATGAAATAAAAACATTGGAGACGAACTTCAGTGATCTGACGACTGGACCAGCTTATTTAACAATTAGTAATGGTGTGATTCAAACTGAAGGCAAATGCTTTAGCCCAAAAATTTCGAAATCAGTTGAGGATCCACGGTTAAAGAATGAATATAGGTCAATTGGATTGATAATGACGCATGATTATTTCATCTTAATAGGTGAGAGCCCGGGGTATCATTACAAGAAATATCCTAAAATGAATAAAGAAAACACTATATTCTGGGATCCACGTTATACGAATCATAAATTCAACTTACGACTGGATTATTTTGAGGAAAAAGATATACAAGAGGTAGTCAACTTGACTAACAAAGCTCTAGAGAAAGGGATGAAGCCATTAATTCTAATTGACATAAGGCGTGACAAACCTTTGGATGTTCATACGAAAGAGGGAGCATTAAAATGGGAGCGTATGGTGCATTCTGATAATAACTTAATCATTGACATGGTAAATTCAGTTAATCGAAATGTAACTGTGTGTGCCAAATTACGACCAGCTTTTATGAACGTTGGTATAATGAGAGGATTAAATCGTCCAGTTAGAATACTACCTCTGCCGTATTTGAGAAGAACGACAGCTGAGTTTAACATGTTTGTCCCATCGATGAATCTTTTGAACGGAAGCGAGACCATCGAAGTTAGCTATGACATGCTTACGCTGATGGCTAATGAAGTGTTCGTTTTGAAAAGCATCGTTGGCGGTTTGTATAATATGTACTTAAAGGACATGCATTTAAATCTTGGTGTCGTTAGCGACAAAAAGGAACTGATGAACGATACTTCTGCAATATGGAGTTTATCTAATACCAGTAATCCTAGGCTTGATGCATTCTTAAGCAAGAAATTTCTGTTCGCAGCTCCTTACAGTGACATGTTGACCAATTCTATTAATAAGCAATCAAAGGGCAGATCATACAGTGACTGGACTTTGAGTTTATTCGACGAAATATCAATGTTAGAAGGTGTATATCTTGTCCCTCTATATGCAATATTAGGTGGAGGACAAATTACAGCTCATGATTTTACTAACGCCATCGTTACAGATCAGGAACAACTCATAGATTTCACTCAGTCAGAGAGAGCTATTTCGACTCAGGTGGTAAAGCTAATTTCATTCATTTTGAAAGATTGTTTCACAGCTAAAGGGTTAAATTGGACTATGATTGATAATGAAATCAGGGCGGCTAGATTAGAAAGATTAACGGAAAAAGGTTTTGAAATAACTAGAATGTTAGATGGGAAAGTGTTGGTTAATGGATCTATGGTGACAGTCAGTGGGCATATGTTATATATATTATTAGGTTGCATACTCGGTTTGCCTTATGGGATTCGTAAATATTTGAAAGAGATTGAAAATAACATACTACGCCCTGGATCATCATATGAACGTGGAGTAGGCGGACGCGTTTGGCATGGACTTGTATCGCATTATCTCGCTGTTGATTGCGTCAGTGATGTCATTGACAAATACATGACTTGTAAGTATGATGATAGATTAAGGATAAACGCAGTCTTAAACTATGTTAGATCAAGACTGTTATGGTTAGGTAGAGAATATGAAGTTTACTTAAATGTAGATGAAAGATTAGTGCTATGATTTGTCTCTCATTGTCATTATGCTGTTTACATAATTACCCCGTGTTTTGATACTTGTAAAGAGTGAAGCCAGGAAGGTGGATCTTGCAGGCCTGAGGTCACGCTATGATGCGTCTGGGGATGATTACGCTAGGGATAGCGTAGTTAAGCCAGGTTCG